TTTGTTCTTTTCTTCTATTGCCTTTATTACTTGTTGAATATAGAATCTTCTCAAGTGTATTGGGAGACAATAAACCTCATCCCATGTAAAACCACCTTTTCCATGATAACATAAAGAGAATATCTCTTCATGTAATCCTAGTTTATAATCAGTTCCCAGGCCAAAAAAAGGAAACATCCATTGGGATGTCCATCTCCTTTACCTCTCCTGTTGTTTCTGAAACAAATGTAAAGGTCATGTCAAGGTCTGGTGTTATTTGCTTCATATAAGAACGTAGTGCTCGAGAATCGAGTGCAAATAGTTCATTATCAACAAAATTATTTACGGTAGCACGACCTGATTCACCATCAACTGCAATTATCAGATTTTTCAAACGAGTTGTTAGTTCTCTATCAATACCTGTACGAACAGTTGTTTTGTTCATACCTTTTATTTCCGTCTGTATTTGTTTGTCCAAACTATGAGTCATAAGTCTAAAAGTGACAACCCGTCTTGACTGTGGTAGTTCGAAATCGAATTCGTTCTTACGTTGCTCGAATAGAGAATAATCCACCTCCTTGTGCTCTATTTGAGTCAAATCAATTGTAACTTTTTGTTTTGTACCAGGTGAAAACGGGTCGTCAACTTCAACTACATAATCTTTTCCATATCCTAAAATTCTAGCTGCAACCATGATTGCATTTTTATCGCCAACAAACAAATCACCATAATTGATTGATGTAACAATAAGCGACTCGAATAACTTATCCAAAACAACGCCTTGCTTGATAAGATTCTGTGAAGTCAAAATATCTTCTTCTTTTGCAGTCATATACTTCATTTCAATCGTACCCTCGGCAAGAGGATGGTCTTCTGAATATAAAAGACCCTTTGACGGGAGTGGAATTATTTCCGTTGGGAAATTCGATTTCTTGACTGATGTTTGTTTGAAGTCCGCCATCAAATGGGCTTTGAGTTCTTCGTCGGACATCTCCGCTCCAGTTTTTGGAAGATTATATCCGGTTGATACTTGTGCCATAACTAAATCCTATAACTAAATGAAACAATATTGTTCGTATAAATAAATATGGGTATCTCAGAAAAAATCCAAGATACCCATGAAATTTTATGTTCAACGATTAGAACTGGAGGATTGCGTAATCATAAGCAAGTGTGAGAGAGATTTCAACGAAGTTATCCGTTGACCAATCCATATCACCAAATGTTGTTGCTGTAATGAAAGCACCCTTCAAAGTCCATTCTTCAACCTTGTCACCAACTGGGCCAAGAACGTTGAATGTGATGTCCTTCTTATAGAAGTCAGAATAACCATCACGACCTGTTACAGACTCGTGTGATAGACGAACCCACTCCATGACTGCCTGTGCAGCTGATGGTACGATTGGGTCATATAGCTTGATAGTCACGTCCTGCCATTCACCCTTACCTTTTACCTTACGCTTGACATTGATGTGGTCAAGTGTGATTGGGTTGAAGTTGATGTTTGGTCTACCTGCACCTTTGATGAGGTATGCTGGGACGCCTTCAATATACATGATAAACCGGTTGGCAAGTTTCGGTTCATACGGGGTAAAAAATATTTCGGTAGGATCGAGTAGTTCAGCCATTTATTTCTCCAAGTTAAAAAATCTCTTTCATATAAATATAGTTACCTTCAGAAAAAATTGGGGGAGTATTTTTCAACTCCCCCCGATTATTTCAATTAGGCACCTGGGAATGCTGCACCTGTTGATTGAATGTTGAAGTCAAGAATAATGAATTCAGCAGTTCTAGCAGGTTGTAGATACAACTGACCATAAAGAATGTTACGGTCGATGATGTCAGGTGTGTTGTTCGACTCATCCATGATAACGCGGAAGGCATAAAGACCTTGACGTTGTTGGATTGACTCAAGATATGGAGTAACAATGTTCAGGAATCGTGTACGTGTTTGTGTTGTGTTTTGTTCGAACACAAGGTAACGTGTAGCAGATGCGATGAACTTCTTAGCTGCAATCAAGAGACGACGAACGTTGATACGGTCAAGAGCAGATGGACGACCTTGAAGTGTCTTCTGACCCCATACACATACTCCTGTTGATGGGAATACTGCGATTGGGTTGATACGTGCTTCATAAAGGGTATCACGCTCAGCGTGTGTAAGACGTGTCTTCACTTCGATAACTTCTGTGAGACCACCACGATTCAGACCAGCTGGTGCGAACCATTCAGCAGCAACACGGTCGTTGAATGCAATAACACCAGGAAGAACAACTGAAGGTGGAACCCAAATTGGCTTGTTTCTATCGAAGTCAAGAATCTTAACCCACGGATAGTATGTTCCAACATAGTTAGAATCAAATCCTTCTGTTGTTGAAACAGCAGTATTGATGTTATCGTTGTAGCCAATCAAGTCCATTACATAGAAAGCATCACCACGGTCTTCACAAACATCCTTAGCGTATGTTGTGATTGGTGAGTGCAACGAGTGAACAACACCTGGTGTTACAATCATGTTGATGTCAAATTCATCAGGGTTAGATACCGCATCAATTGCCTTCTTATATGAAACATATCCATCAGCAGAAGTTGTTGATATATCGAATCCCTGTGTATTTGTGTTTAGAATGTATGTTCCGGTCTTCTTTTGGAGGTGTGGCTTGTGACCATCAAATCCGCCTTGGAATGGAATCATGAACTTACGTGTATCAAGAGCAGTGTTTACAGTAAGGTCGATTGACGAACTATATCCAGTTGCAGATGATGGGAAGTTTGCCCCAGCAGCTTGATTATAATCACCAAGATAGAAGTCTGCATTTGAACCAGTTGTCAAATATGAAGCAACAGGCAACGGACGTAAGAAGTTGAAGTTGTCTGTTGTATCGAAATCGTAGCTAAATCCAAAATATACTCTACGGTTATATGAACCACCTACTGTTTGGGCCGATACATATGTTGCTGCACTTGGTTGTGAGAATCCAACACTACCATCCGAACTAAGTGGGATTGGTGAGTAAGGTGCACGGAATCCAAAAGGAACAAGTGACGGAGAAATAGCAACGTTAGAAACAGCTTCAGTTGCCTCTACACGGATATACTTTGACTTGTTAGAGTAATCACCATTTACAACAACCTTTCCTTCATCTGTAATTGTGATGTATCTATCACCAATTACTCTAGCGATATAACGTGGTGAGTTAGGGTCAAGGTTACACTTGAATTGTTCTACCACATTTGGACGGAGGTCATCATCTTCTGATGTAAATGGAGTTTGTGGGAGCTTTGATTGATCCACAAAACGAACTACAACATCAAAGTCACCATATTCAGAACCAGCGATTGTACCAGCTGGACGAACATTTGCAATACCAACCTTCACTTCATAATTAGAATGAATACCGTGTGAAAGTGTATGGAACTTGAAGAGGTCCGTTACAGCACCACCAATTTTTTGAGAAGTTATCCACGGAGTAGAAGCTTCGAGGTAATCATTAGTGAATTGCCATGGTGAAGCAGCAGAACCACTTTCCAATATAATTCTTGTAGTTGGGTCCGCGGCCAATGATGCTGAAGCAGCCCATTTGAAATTCACATAGTTATAAACTGCGTGTGTTCCATATGGATTGTATCCGTAAAGGTTTCCAATAAATGCAGTTGATTCAGGGTCAATTGATGAACTAAACGGTGTTCCGTTTTCACTAACAGCATTTCCTGTAAAAGCCGAGTTATCTGTTCCAAATGAACCAGAAACTCTAATGACAAATGAACCACTTGCATTTGAAGCAAGAGTAGATTTCTCAAACAATGCTGTAGCTTCAGTCGTTACAACAAAAGTAGGGTGTAGAAGAGAAATCAATCTCTTTCCATACGAACCAGTTGCAACCACGGCAAGTGGGTACAACAAGGAATAACCACCTGAACCGAGTACACGAACTATCGTTGCACTACCAGCATTATTCAGATAGCTTTTAGCAGTATATGGAAGATACGATTGCTCATATGTTCCACCAAAATGTGTTACGAAGTCATTATATCCTTGAACTACCGTAGGAACAAATGCCGGACCTTTCATTGTTGGTCCGATAAGTGCTGCACCAATCTGTGCAATTCCCTGTGGTAAGAACGAAAGATCCTTTTCTACCGTAAACACGCCAGGACTTACAATTCTTTCATTAGCCACTATTTATCTCCAAAAAATTGTGTAATTATCTCTACTATAAATATGAGTAAAAAAACTCAAACTTATTGAGCAGATGGTATAAATTTACCAGAATCTAAGTCAAGAACACCGTCACCGTACTTTTCATTCAAGGAAGCAACCAACTCCTTTTCTTGTTTTTGAAGTTCATCATAGGTTGAAAAAAGGTTTACTCGCATTTCTTCAATTTGAGATAATCTTCTTTTCAATAAGTGTAGTTCCACTTCTACTTGACCAATCTGTGCCGTGTTAGTTGCGTATCTTGATTGTAAATCTTTCACAGCTTGAATATCTTCGGCTTGAAATTCTTTTGATATATTGTCTGACATAAAAACCTCTTCTATTATTGTAAAACGTAACTATAGTAATAAATATCAATCATTTTCCGTAGGATACACATCTGGACTATTTCTCAATGATATTTCTGTGAGATCATTTAGCCTTCGTTGTAAGTCCAAGTATTTCTCGTATTCATCCGAGTTCATTCCACTATCAAATCTTGAATCATTTTGTCTTATTGCGGTTGATAAATTAGGATAAGATTCAGTACCGAATGTAACTCTATTTGGTCCAATAAATCTTTTTGTTGTAATATCAGTTCCGGCATTTTTTGGAAGTAAATAACCATGAACAGTTATTTGGAATGAACATCTCACCACCCTGTCTTGACCAGTTGTATTATTGTCCTCCATCGTGAAAGAGTCCACATTTGTAGAAAACTTCAGAGAATTTCTTTCACCAAAAGATTGACCAGTGAAATATACAAATTGTTCTACAATATAATTCAATCGATTTTGGTATTCACACCAAGCAATAAAATCATACGAAATATCGACGTAATCGGGTATTGGTGTTATAATATATTCCTGAACACTTCTATCGTTTACACCATATAGTGTAGAAAATTTGTCATATGGTGAGTTCTTATTATATTTTTGTTTTAGAACGTAACCAAGTTGATTTGTTGTAGCAACTTTATTCCGTCTCAACTCACTTTTCATATTCACACTTGAACGTCTAAATGTGATGAGTGGAACCAATGTTTTTCCTTTTTTATCTTTTAGATAACCGTTTCTTTGTATTGATGCCCATTTTTCAGAATTTGCATAAAGGGTTGGAACTACAATTGATTCACCGTTATCATCCACTCTGAGTAGCATTGAATTATCTATAAACGATTTTACTGCAAAATCTATATCATATAGAGTAATCCCTATTGATTTCGTTCTATCCTTGTCTCTACGAGTTTGAGTATGTCTTGATTTACCCAAATCAATCCGTGGACGTTCTTCAATATTTTTGTCATCTATAAAAGAATCTATGGTTCTTCGTACAGGTGGTTTACGATATGGCGATGAATTTTTTGGCATTATATGTTGTCCGGTAAATTATTGTTTTCAGAAACTCTTGGAGCGGAACGAACTTCTTCAATATTGATACGAGAACGTCTTGTCAAGTGTGTATTGGCTATGATAGAAACATTGTGACCCCATCTTTCCGTTGCAAAAGAATAATCAGGATTCTTACCACCGAAGTATTGATTTTCTTGAATGGCATCTATTTCCCAGTATTCCCCATTATATTCTATTACGTCACCGACTTCAATATACGTTTCAACGTCTTTTAGAATTTCTCGAATAAATCCAAAATCACAAACCTGAGTATAGTCTTGTCCAAACTCTGTGCCTTCGAATGTCTGTGGTTGACGATTGATAAGCGACGGTATCTTTATTGGCTGATGATACACTTTTTTATCAGATTCATCATAGATATTTGTTTTTGTATTTTCTAATGAAAGTTTGTACAAAGCAACTTCGGTATCTATAATATCCACAATCAATTCGGTATTGAACTTGTGAACTAAAGAAGCATCTCGTTGTCCATGAAATAGTGGCATGGATTTATCCTATGTAAATTTTCAAAGGAGTTGCATTTAGTGAAACACCAAGTGCCTCTACCTCAAGTCGTTTTGCTTCAAGTAACTTGGAACGGGTCATCGTGTCCAACATTGTTCTAAGTTGTTCAACTAAAGCTTGTTTTTCCGTTGAAGCGGCACTTAGTAAGTCCGATGCATTTAGTGTTGTTTCACCGTTTGGAATTGGAATACTTCCATACTTACCACGAACATAACCCAACATTTCTTTTGCCAATGCAAGTCCGTAATTATAGATCCAACTGTGTCCAACCGAATTTATGTTTGAATATACCATGTAATCATATGGAGCATTAGACATATCGGAAACGAGCCCTGTTACACCAGAACCAGATATTGGTTGATATTTCAATGGGTTAGAACGTTCTTCTTTTACAATATACTCAATCCACAATTTGAAATCTCTGACAGGTCGTGGGAATATTCTAAGTTGATTGTTTATTAACTCAAAAGAATATGACGACTTTCTCATCAAATCATTGAACTCAATTGCCTGAATGCGAAGTAAGTCAGCATACATAGGCATCAACATAAAGGAAACACCTGTTGAATATGCACCGAAGCCGAACGTATCTAACATCGCCTGAGTACCCAAGTATGGGTCATAGAAACGAATAGATGCTGGTGGTGCATAGTGGTGAACCTTCTTTATTTCAATAGAACCTGTTGGTTTATAAACATCTAGTATTAGAGTATTCAGATTATAA